TGCGAGTATGTGCTGGTGATGGTGCTGGACGACGTGGGTGACCCTGACAAAGCCCCCAACATCCCGCCGCTTGAGCCGACGTGGAAGATTGAGACCAGCCCCGGTTCGTTCCAGTGGGGTTATGTGTTCAGTGAGCAGCCCACCAAGGCCGAGTTCAGCGCGGCCATCCGAGCGATTGCCGATGCTGGCTACACCGACCCCGGCGCTTGCAACGCTGTACGCAACTTCCGCATCCCCGGCTCGGTCAACATGAAGCCTGGCCGCAACAACTTTGCATCTACGCTTGTGGAGTTCCACCCCGATCGTGACTTCACCCTTGAGCAGATTTGCGCCGCCCTGAACGTGACGCCCGGCCAAGTTGAGGACGCCTACCGCCCGATTCGCATTTCTGACGACGGCACCGACGATGTGATGGTGTGGCTTTCTGACAACGGTATGCTGCTGTCCAAGCCCAACCAAGAGGGCTGGGCCGGCGTGATCTGCCCCAACAACGCCCAGCACACCGATGGCAACCCCGAGGGCCGCTACCTGCCCGCCAGCCGCGCCTACTGCTGCCTGCACTCACACTGCATTGACCTTGATTCGTCCGTGTTCCTCAAGTGGGTAGCCGACAACGGTGGCCCCAAGCACACCCCCGGCCTGCGTGAAGAACTGCTGGCCGCTGCGATGGAGTCAGCCCTTAGTAAGCTGGCCCCAACGCCCGAGTACCCTGACGCCGCCGCCGCTATCGTGGCCGAGGTCGAGCGCAAGGAGTTGGGTCGGCTTGAGAAGGATGGCTGGTATGAGCGTTTCGCCTATCTGCAAGATGATGACGCCTACTTTGACATGCAAGAGCGCCGCGAGGTCAGCCGCGCCACCTTTAACGCGATTTTCCGGCACATCGGTTGCAGCTCGATCCACGGCCGGCGCGGCAAGATCGAAGCCGCCACCAGTTTCGATGAGCACCGCCAGGCCAAGGGCGCCCGGTCGCTGGTCGGCCTGACTTACGCCCCCGGCGAGTCGATCCTCTGCGCCCGTGACGGCCTGGTATACGGCAACCGCTGGCGCGACGCCCGCCCGGTGGCCGTGGCCGGTGACGTCGGTCCCTGGCTGGCTCACGTCGAGCGGATGATTCCCGACGAGCGGGAGCGCGCGCACGTCCTAGATGTTATGGCCTTCAAGGTCCAGAACCCCAACCGCAAGATTAACCACGCCGTCCTACATGGCGGCGCCCCCGGCGCCGGTAAAGACACCCTGTGGGCGCCGTTCCTGTGGGCCGTTGGCGGCGACGGCCTGGTTAACGTGTCTCTGGTGCGTAACGAAGAGCTGACGTCCCAATGGGGCTACGCCCTCGAGACCGAGGTCATGGTGATTAACGAACTGCGCCAGTCCGAGGCCAAAGACCGCCGCGCCCTTGAAAACCAATTGAAGCCCCTGATCGCTGCACCCCCTGACATGTTGCCGATTAACCGCAAGGGCTTGCACCCCTACATGGCCCTCAATCGTTTGTTTGTCCTGGCTTACTCGAATGAGCGCGTCGCGATTAACCTCCCCACGGAGGATCGCCGCTGGTTCGTTATCTGGTCCGACGCGGGGCGCATGTCCCCGGCCGAGTCGGTGGGCTTGTGGGCCTGGTACAAGGCCGGCGGCATGTCCCGCGTGGCCGCGTGGCTGCACCAGCGCGACGTGTCCGCGTTTAATCCTGGCATGCCCCCAATGATGACCGAAGCCAAAGCGATTATGGTGGAGGCGGGCATGTCCGGCGCCGAATCGTTCTTGGTGGAGCTTATGCGCGCCCGTATCGGGGAATTCTCCAAAGGTGTTGTTGGCGCCCCCTGGCATGCGCTGTGCGACCGCCTACAAGGGTCCGCGCCTGGTGCGATTAAGGTTGTTCAAGGCGCGTTATTGCACGCACTAAAAGAAGCCGGTTGGGTTGACATGGGGCGCCTGAAATCGCGCCGCTATGACACGAAAAAGCATATTTTTTGCGCGCCTGATATGGTGGAAATGTCCCGGTCCGATTTGCGCGATATGGTGGAAGACCCGCCCGCGTCGGTTTTGCAGCGCGTCAAATGAATAAGGGGCCATTGGCCCCTTATTTACAGTTTGAACAGTATTGCCAGTAGCGCGGCCACCAAGGCCGCTAGCGCTGTCATGTGGCCCGCCTGATGATGTCCAGGCTTTCCCGCGCGGCGCCCGCTGCCTGGCGCGCTGTCATACCGTTTTCTTCTATGGCCACCAGCGCGGCCGTGGCCTGTCCTAGGGCAAACTGTAGCGCGTCAATCCTGGCGAAAAGAATGGCCGCGTTTTCGAAGCCCTCCGCGTAGCAAAGCCTTTCCGCTTCGCTAGCGGGTATACGCATGTAATCAATCATTTTTAAGTCCTTTCAGGGTTATAAAGGTGCATCAGGCAAGCTGGCGCGAATTTCCGCGGGTGTCCAGGGTATCGGACCGGCCGCATCGGGAAACGGCCACACTACAAAATCTTGTAGGTCCGCGCGCATAACCGAATAAGGCCCGGTTTTAAACAGCGCGTAGTATTGGAAATAGATTTCCATTAGTTGGACCGGCCGTCCTTTATGGTGGCCGCGCGCGCCTGGCCGTGGCCACGTTTCGCGCGTCGGATAACGGTCCGGCGTCGGGTTATGCTTGTAACCCGGTATTGGTGATTCGATCATAGCGACAGCCCCGAAACCCGAAAACATTTACCGTCGCGCATGCGCTCCACATCTAGCGTATACCGGCCGTGCCTGGTTAGTATGCGACAGCGCTCCGGCCGTCCGAACAATTCAATAATGACAATTAAAGATTTACTCATATATCACCCCATTGGCTAAAATTTTGGTTAAGTTTGCGGCCGGCACATAGCGGACCGTCGCGCCGTCGTCGCGGACAAATGTCCGGCCAAAATCCACAGCCACCACGCGGCCGTCAATTTCCACCACGCGGCCGCGCGCATCGGCGGTTAATTTGTCATAACCTAAGCGCTTTACTACAGCGCGGGAAAATGCGACGTTATCGCCAATTGAAAATTTGATCATGCTGCTACCCTCATTTGAATAACGCGTTTTTGGTGGCCGGTGGCATGGTCCGCAATCACCACGTCGCGCGCTTGTATGCTTGTACCCGCGCACAATGTGCATTTGGCGCATGTGGGCCGGCGCCCGCCCTCCGCGCTGGCCGGACAAATTGTCTCGCCTGGTTGACGGTCGACGCCTACAGACACGCGAAAAACGCGCATGCCCATTAGATTAGCGCGCGCGGCCTGGTCGATGTTATCGGCCGATGCCATTACAAGCGGCGCCCACGCGGCCGCATCAAAGCGCGGGTTTTGCCACTGGTGCGTATACCCGCGCCGGCCGGCCGCGTATCGTGTGATTTGGGTCCACATGCGGACCGGCGCCGCAAATGGATCCCCATAAGTACCCAAGCGAACAATTTTGCCGGCCAGGGCGCGCGCGATTGTGGCCGGGTCCGCTTTTGTATAGCGTCCGCGCTTGTACGCGTTAAACACGGATAACACGGACCGGCCCACATTCACATAACATGGGGCTTCGCCGGTTTCGTTTGCCAGTAGTGGCCGGTGCACGCAATCGCCGCAAATGCTTTCATCCTGGCCAGTCTTAAGCGCGTCGGTTGGCGCGATATCGGACCGGATGATGAAAGTTTGTACAAGCGCGCCAGTCTTTTCGTTTTCGCTATCGCTGTCAATTTTGTTGACGATTACGACGATAGGCGCGCCGTCAATTTCAGACGGACCCTCATATGCGATAAAACCTAAAAATTTGTTTGACATGGTTTGCCCCTTATTTAGTCAATACATCAAAGTAAGCCAGCGCGCCTACAGCCAAAGCCAGGCCGATAACGACGGCCGTCAAAATATCCAAAATTTTGTCTTTCATACAGTACTTTCACGGGTTTGTTGAACACACGGACAGTGTAAAGCATTTCCGCCCATAAATGTGCATTGTAAGAGTGTTTGTTACAAATTGTTACAACTTTCGGTTTGTGGACGTGGTGGATCGATTGTGGACGGCGGAAAAGCGCTGCCGGCGTCCACATGCGCGGCCAATGGGAATGCGGGTTTCGGGGCTTTGTGGATATTGTGGACTATGAGAGTTACAGTTCACAAAAAATAACTGCTTAAAAAATAGGCAATTGGGGTAGAGCGATTTAAATTGCCTGTCCAAATGGTCCACAGTGTCCACAAACGCCGGCCGCGTGGACTGGCGCATAAAATAAGTTAGTAGGCGCCAACCTATTTGTGGACTGTCCACATTGTCCACAAACTACAGTTTATACAGTGATGTATATGCATACAGTACCATGCAAATGCATGCGGCCGCGCGGGTAAATGTGGACTGTCCACATTGTCCACAAACATCAGCCAATGCTTATATGCATACATGCTTATGTGCTTACATAACCATGCACTTATATTAGTCAATGCTTATATAAATGCTGGCTTATATTTATGCATGCGGATAGACAGCTGGATGGTTGGATGGATTTTGTCGAGGGGGAGGGGGTAGGGCCGGCCGATGGGCCAACCGGTAGCGTAGCGTCCGCAAACAATTTTTTATTTTTTAATATAAGATGCACGCACGCAACTACGCGGCCATACAACTATGAGTTTTCATTCACTGCCACTTGTCATCAACGAAGTGCGCGCCACAGAGGCGGTGCTTAACCGCATCTACGACGCCGCCAAGCTCGGCTTGAAGGGCGACAACCTAGCGCTTGCCGCAGGCATGGTGCCCACCGCCTACCGGCAGTTGTGCGAGTTAGATAGAGTGGCGCAGTTGGCCGAACAAAAAGGCCGCGCCGACGGGGAGTTGCTGGCCTCCCAACAGTTGCACAAGGCAGCCGAGCAGGGCGACGCCAAGGCCAGTTTGGCGATTCTGCAAAACGTCCACGGCTGGGTAGCCAAGCAGGCCATCACAGTCGATGTCAACCAACAGATCAGCATCCTTGGTGCACTGGCCGAAGCCGAGCGCAGAGCAGCGGACGTGGTGGATGTAATAGCCCACGAACCAGCGCCGGCGCTACAAGCGCGGCTGGCCCCACACAAGCAAAGCGTCTGATGCAAACCACCATATATTCGGCTGAAGACGAACAGGAGCTGATGGCCAGGCTCTGGGCGCCGCAGTACAAAGACAACCCACTGGCGTTTGTGCTGTACACGTTCCCGTGGGGCGTCAAGGGCACGCCACTGGAACACTTCAGTGGTCCGCGTAAATGGCAGCGCGAGGTGCTCCAGCAGATCGCCGACCACATCAAAGCCAACAAGGGTGAGGTGGACTTCAACACCCTACGCCACGCGGTCTCATCAGGACGCGGTATCGGCAAGTCGGCGTTGGTCAGTTGGATCGTGATCTGGATGCTGTCCACACGCATCGGCTCAACCACCATCGTGTCGGCCAACTCAGAATCGCAGCTCCGGTCGATCACATGGGCCGAGATCACCAAGTGGCTGGCCATGAGCTTGAACAGCCACTGGTTCGAAGTCAGCGCCACCAGGCTGATGCCAGCCAAGTGGCTGACCGAGCTGGTCGAGCGCGATCTGCGTAAGGGCACACGTTACTGGGGCGTCGAAGGCAGGCTGTGGTCAGCCGAGAACCCAGACGCTTACGCGGGCGTCCACAACTTCGACGGTGTAATGGTGAT